TCCAAAAGATGTTTTGCGCTCGATTGCTCATGAATTAATCCATCACAGACAAAATATGGAAGACAGATTGGATACTGATGGATATAGTGGTCCTGGTTACTACTTAGAGAATGATAGCTTAAAAGAGGTAGAACATGAAGCGATGCTTGATGGGAATGCCACTATGAGAGAATACGAAGACACCGTCAAATATAAGGAGAAAGACAAAATGTCACTTAAAGAATGGAAAAACAACGAATTAAACAAGCAATTGCTTAAAAAATTTGGTATCTTGGAAGAGAACAAGAAGCCTGACTTCTTAGACCTTGATAAAGACGGAGACAAAGAAGAATCTATGGCCGATGCTGCTAAAGGCAAGAAAGACGACAAAAAGGAAGGTTTGGAAGAAGGCGAGTTACCTGATGGCTTGAAAAAGCACATGAAGAATAAGAAAAATAAATACAAATCAGATCCTGATAACGATGATGATAAGCCTCCAAAAGGAGCTCCTCCTGCAGCTGCCGAGGAAGAAGAAAAAGAAGCTGTGAAAGAGCAAAGCGAGGAAAAGGCTTCCAAAATACAAGAATCTATCCGAAAAATCGCAAAAGCTAAAAAAATATTCTTAAATGGAAAAAGGATTAAATAATGCATAAGAAGCAAGAAAAACTTCTCAGAGAATTTATCAAAAAAACTTTTGTTTCTAACTTAATTGCAGAGCAGAGAGAAGAGCACGCCGTTAGGTCATATGTTCGATCTCTCATCTCTGAGGTTGTAAATGAAAAGCATCTGTCAACTCTTTTCGAAGCAAAAGATATGGCAAACCCACATCCCAATACTGGTATTAACAAATTAAGAGATGCTATTCGAAAAGCAAAGCCATCTATTAAATCAAAATACCAACAGCTAACAACTGATGGATCTCAGAGAGAATCTTTTACAAACCATTTCTTAACAGCCATGGTTAGATTGTTTGATGAGCTAGATGCTTTAAATGCACAAGGTAAAGATGCTGAAGATATTGAATCTTCTCTGAGTGGAGAAAAGATTACCAATGATCTAAGTGCTCCACCATCTGATACATCGTCTGATGATATGGCTGATGATATTAATGATGACGGAGACCTAGATTCTCTCTTGGAAGCTGTTGATATAGAAATTGATGATAGCGATATAGATCCAAATGATGTCATATCTGACGATTTTAAAGACGACGAGAACAAAGAGAAAATCAAAAATAAATCTCAAGCAGAAAAAGATTTTGATAAAAAGTCTGATGATAATGAAAAGCGCAAAGAATTTGGTGCCGGTGTTGATGGTGATTCAACCGGTAGAAACCAAGCCTTTGATGCCTTCAATCTGGTTCAAACTTATTTTTCCGATGCATATCTAGACTTAAACAATCCTGATGATCAGGAAATGTATAAGAAATGGGGCTTATATAATATAAAATTACTTCTTGACAAATATGAAGAAGAATTAAACAATAACCCAACGGCTCCAAACATTGAAGACCCATCATAGTTTCCTCCTAAAGACACTACAAAAAACACTAACAACACACATATATAATATAACATATTGGAGAGGGTTTGTCAAGCAAAAGCATCAAAAAAAGATCATTTATATCAGAATTAAAACATGAAAGTCGGATAAATGAGAACTTCCTCAATATCGTATCTGATTTAAAACTTGAAGAATTGATTGCTGTCAAATTAGAACAAAGCGCTAGAATGACTGGTGGTAAGTTTTATAATTTCCCAATATGGTATACTTTACCATATATTTGCAAAGATGCTTGTTTTAAATTTGCTACCAGTATTTGCACAACTAAATCTGATATGGCTTCTTTATTAGGAATTCCATATAGTGTATTTATGCAAACATACAAAGAATATAATAAAAATCTATAATATATATATAAAATAAACATAGTATAGTATTATTAATATATAAAATATGCCCAGAAAAACTTTCTTTAAAAAACTTTCACCTTTTGCTTGACATACCCTCAGAAGTATGATATAATAGTATTACACAACAAAACACACTTGTGGAGATAAAGGTGAATGAGAATTATAATATAGATTTGTCGAGTATTCTTTTGCTTGTCACTACCGCTATGTCCTCCTCCCTATTATTTGCGAAAGAACATGTGAAAATAAATATACTAGACATAAATACTTTTTCCACTTCTATCTCCACTTTTTATTTTACCCCTAGGAGGCTGTTGTGACAGAAAAGAAAATACTAAGAAACTTGCTTGAGTTCGGAATCGATCTCGCTCTAACATCTGAAGATGAAAACATCTATTATGCTTTAGAGTTTGCAAATTTTATTCAAGATTCTATGGAGTTTGACTCATTGATGACATCTGAGTCCGAAATAGATATTTACAATTATGAAGAAAAAGTCTTAACCGTTATCATACAGGACGGCACATTAACAATTGAGCCCCACATTGAAGAAGGAGCATTTGAAGCAGTCTTGTTGATTCTCAAGTTTGTATCAGAACAACACGAAGAGGTAAAAGAAAAATATGTCAAACTAAATACTGAAGAATCCCTAGATGATACTGAGGGTGTAAGTGATGATGATTCAGAATGGATTTGATATGAAAATATTTTATTTAAACAGAACAGAAGACGAAAGCGGAGTCTCAGGAACAGGACGTGTCGCTCAGGGGTTCATTTTCGACAATGGAAAAGTAGCAGTAACTTGGCTATCAGAACACCCTTCTGTAACGGTATATGATAATATTGGAGAGGTGCATGCTATCCATGGGCATGGAGGAAAAACCGAAGTTGTAATGGATCCTGATTACAAGAAAGCATTTGGGGAATTAAAATCTTCAATTGAAAACTTTAGTCTGTCGGAGGTTGTAAAGGGAAAGATTCCTGTTGATGGGCATGCCTCAAAACTCATGAGTAAGAACTAATTAATATGTGAATAAATTGTATACGCTAAAATTGGATGCTTCTTGGCGACCCATTGAGGTTGTCGATAGTTTTAAAGGTTTTTCATTGGTGTTCTCCGGAAGAGCGCAGGTCGTCGAGAATCACTCTCAACTGGCTTGTGCTCTTTTTTATTTCCCGTCAATAGTTGTCTTGAATTCATACATTAGAAAAAGACAATTCAGAGTATCACCAACGAGAAATACAATATTTTACAGAGACAGGTATGTTTGTCAATACTGTCAGAAAAGATTTAGCAAAAGTAAATTGACACTTGACCATGTTACGCCAAAGTCCAAAGGTGGCGATAAATCATGGTCGAACTTAGTTACTAGTTGTAGCAAATGTAACCAGAAGAAGGCAGACAAAACTCCTTTTGAAGCGAACATGACACTACTTAAAGAACCTGCTCCGCCTAAGAACAGCTACTGGAATTCACCAGAATGGTTGCTATCTAGAGTGGGAAACAATGCCCCAAAAGAGTGGGACAAATTTTTAGGAGTTTTAAATGAATGAAGAATTAATGGACAAGATCCTTGAACGATGCAAGGAAGACAAAGATTTTGCTATGGTCTTTGATCACCTTATGAAAGCATCACAAGCTGCCGCAGCTGCTGGTATGACAACTGAAGAACTGGCTACGATATGCATGACGGGCTGGACAATAGGGTCTGATCCACAATTAGCAGAGATGCTCAAAAGTATGACGAAGATTTCAAAAATAGGACTGGACATTATAGAAAAATGAGCTATTTACTGTATCTTATAGGAGAATTGATATGAAAATTACAAACAAAGAAATTAAAAAAATTATTAAAGAAGTTCTAGATGAGCAAGAAAATTTTGGAAAGCAAGCTGTTACAACGACTGATTCTGTAAAATCTTTAAAGCAGAGGTCAAAAGAAGCATCTTCTCAACAAGGTGTTGACAATAGAGAAAGAGGGATTATTCAACAAATAGAGACTAACCTAGCTAAATTAGCCGATATTGCCGATCTAAAATCAGGTAGAGTATTTTCAATCCTAAAGAGGTTGAATATGATGATTGAAAAAGAGTTAGAAAAGATTGAATCTAAAAAGGGAAGCGAATAGTGTATGATACAAAAGAAATACTAAAGCTTGTTGTTGAACACGAAGCTGTGCAAAAGCTGTATTTGATCAATAATATTGATAATTCCTTAATTAATAGAATGATTGTCGAAGAAACTCTAAATTTCAACAACTTTCTTAGAGGAGCTCTCGTTCAACAGGGGGCTATCCTGAAAGAAGGTGATGAAGACACTGACGTGGACCCGGACCCAGATCCTGTTGACAATCCGGAGCCTATACCCAGAAATCGAAACACGGTGATGAATTTTTTCGCTATGGTTGAGAATATGTTTCCAGAACAGCAGATGTCCAGTGAGAATCCTGAACTTTACGATAAATTTAAAAACAGTATAGTGAACAAAATCAAGGATGCACTTGATCAACCAGAAAAAATTGAAACAGCACTAAGACTTATGGGATACATCACCCCCTTGTTGAAACAGGGTAAGGCAACAATTAACGCCACTACAAACGCCGACCATAAAAAAGAAATAAGAAAGAGATATTTGGAAACAGTTATAAAGACATTCATGGAGAAGGAAGTAGGTCAATCGTTAAAAGATTTATCAGCAGAACAAGACGAAACAGATTCCACAAAATATATAGCAGATAATATAACAATGGCCTACTTGTCAACTCTTGGAGACGGATATGTCTCTCTAGAAAAGACAAATAATGGAGACGGACCAATTGTTCGATTTGTTAATCAAAGCATGAGCAAGACAAAAGAATTTATTAATAATCCACCTGCTTCAAGTAATAGTATACCCAACAATATTATTAAAGCCATCAATGCATATAGAGATGATAGTGCATCCGAAGATCAGAAAACACGCGCGAAGTCTGCCTTTGATACACAGTTTCCTAAATTAGATTCAGCTGAATACATCACACTAGCGAGCAACATTATGACTCCGGAAATCAATAAATTAGGTGCAGATACCAAAAAGCAACTACAGAAAATGATAAAAAAACAACTCAAGTCCATAGAAGGTCTCACCTCAAACCCAGAGGTTAGCAAAGACGAAAAGGACTTTAAAGATAAATTGAGAAGAATATTTGATCTGTTTAAGAAAAGAGTCTCTTCCTATATTGATTATGCAAAACAATTCAAGGTTCGAGCTGAAAAAAAGTATGACGATCTCGAACAAAGGGAAGATTTGAAATCGTTCATCAATAAAACAATACCAAAAGCGATTGGGGATCTAGAATCAAAACTTAGAGAGATCGAAACTGAGCGCATTAAAATAGACCAGCCTATAAACGAAGTGAGGATAGGAGATTTCGACACAGAAACCCCGAACCTCAACACGTATTCTCACGGTGATGTCGTTGCCTTCATTAATGAATTCGCAAAAGAACTCGATACCGAAAATGGTGAAGACGGAACTGTAAATCATATATTTAAGCAAATTTTGGATATGACTAAGAACGAAGAAGTTTATAAAAGAGGCCGTAGTAACCTAATTGATCCTGAAGATGGCGCAATAATAGACACCCCAGAAAACAAAGAGAGGTTATCTTTAGATAATTTTTTAAAAGCATTTTTGGACAACCTTGTAGCAAAAGATTCCACCGGCCTGGACTTAGCATATGTTGACACATTGCTTGAATTCACAGACATAGTTAAGCCAAGTCTGATTTCTTCAATTAAATCATCGTTAAGAGGGCTAACTTCTTACATAGCAGAAGCTTCTAATCTAGATCCAGATGAGTTGGTTGATAAGACAAAAGAAGATTTGACAAGCGCTACGAAGCCCTTTTTGGAAGAGTTGATACTTGCATTCCTAGGGTATAAAAAAGCCCTGTGGTTCAGTAAAATGGGAGATTTGCCTAATATTAAGATGTTTAAGCTTCCGATCAAAAGAGGTCTTAAAACAAAAAAAACCCAATACGAAATCATAAAGTTTCTCTATACTAATAGGAGAAAACTATCAGGCATTCAATTCGATATATACCAGAAGGTTAAGAACAATGATATTGACATCGCAGCCCTTGAAAAGTTTAAAGAGTTTTTTAAATCACATGGCGCCGGCAGTAATGCATCCACTAGCATCTCAGAACTTGGTTCTGGGAGCGACGAAAAAGAATTTGTAAAAAATTTCTTCCTAGATAAACTCATTGAGCCAACGATGCCAGAAGGTGTAGAAGTGGGACTGAGGCCAATAGTTCAAAAAATTCTAGAAAACACAATAGAGAGGAGTAAGTATGAAAAATAATATGAAACTTATCATGGAATCGTGGAGAAACTCCTATACCCTGAAAGAGGCCTCTGTAGAAAGATCGGATGAGTGGTTAAATGAAATCACTGTATTGGAGTTTTTAGACTCTCTACAGGATAAAGGAAAGGATTTGAATATTGAGGCAATGCAAAAAGCTATTGCTGGAGCAGAGAGAAAGTTTTCTAAAGAAATTGCTGAAATAGAACAGAAGGATAGGTCTCGCTGGAGGAAGGTGTGGGGCGCATTAAACTCGGCTAAGAGCTTAGAGACGGTTTCTGGATTTCTATCTGACGCTGTCAAAGCAACAGCCGGATCAGCGGTAGCTGTAGGAACTGGCACTGCGGTAGTAGTGGGTTCTTCTGCTTTAGCAGCCCCTGTGTTTGCGTTGGGTGTTGTTGGATATTTTGTTTTTACAAGAGCATCAGATTTACTATCAGAAAAAGTTGTTGAGATGGCAGTTAGTGCTGGAACAGCATTGGAAAAACTTGATATTAAAGATCAAGATTTAGCTGCAACACCAGCATACAATATTGTAGACATATCAGATGACACCAAGAAAGTTGTTATGGGCCCCGATGGGGAGTTGTCTAATCAAGAGACAGCAGCACTCGCAGTGGCATATAAGAAGATTGAAGAAGCTTTTCAGAAAATTCAAGAAGAACAGAACCAACTTTTGCAACTACCCGGTAATACCCCAGAAGAGATTGCCTCAAGACTTGAAGCGTGGCGACAGCATCATAGCAAGCCAATGAAGCAATTTCTAGACCATACAGCAGATTCATATGTAAAACAAGCATATGCAAAGATGATTAAACTAAACAAAGATGTAACTATAAACAAAGACGGAACACCCTAGGAGTCCCTAATGGCAAAAAAAAATCTCATCATTGACACAAACGTATTTCTTTCAGATAGCGAGTGTCTAAGTAAATTTGATAATAATGACATATTCATTCCAGTAAAAGTTCTCGAAGAGCTTGATAAACATAAGACGCGTCAAGACTCTGTAGGTTTTCATGCTAGACAGACAATCAAAAAACTTGACTCCCTACGCTCCCGAGGATCGCTCTCAAAGGGTATTAGACTCGGCAAGGGACTTGGAGTCCTCAAGGTTCTCAAAGTGGAGGAGTTGTTGCTTGATGAGCTTCCTATGGGTCTTTCTCATAAAAGTTCGGACCACCTTATCCTTGCTGGGGCTCTTGGTGTAAAGGAAGCTGACCCAAAAAGAAAATGCGTGGTAGTGTCTCAAGACATTAATATGCGAGTCATAGCTGACTCTTTGGGATTAATAGCTCAGGATTATGTATCTTCCCAAGTCGTAGATTCTAGAGAGGTTATTTTTGAAGGATTTACTAAATTTCTTGTTGATGACTTTATGATCGAAGAGTTTTATGACAATCAAGATGTTTGGCTATACGAAGAAGAAGCTATAGAGCAAAAAATCAAACTCCACCCAAATGAATTTGTAATGATGGTTTCAGTCGAGAACGAAAAGAAAACTGCCATTGCAAGATTTGACTCATGGAGCAAGCCTTTGATTCGTCTCTCAACAATGAAAGATGACATTTTCTCATGGGGCGTCAAGCCAAGAAACAAAGAACAGAAGTGTGGACTAGATTTGCTTTTAAACGACGAAATTCCGCTCGTGAGCCTCATTGGTCGTGCCGGTAGTGGTAAGACCCTCATGGCAATCTTAGCGGGCTTAGAACAAGTCCTAGGCCTCGAAAAGGGACGTTACAATCGTATCATCATTTCCAGACCAATTCAAACGCTTGGAAAGGACATCGGGTATCTACCAGGAACGATGGAAGAAAAGATGGCTCCTTGGATGAAGCCTATCTTTGATAATATGCAATATATCATGGGCACAGACAAGACCATGTTGGAGATGTATTTATCAAAAGGCGTTATTGAAATCGAAGCACTAGCTTACATTAGAGGTCGCTCTATTTCTGACGCATTTGTCATTATTGACGAAGCACAAAACCTTACAGCTCATGAAGTTAAAACAATCATCACTCGTATTGGCGAGAACACAAAAATTGTTCTAACCGGAGATATTGAGCAAATTGACAATGTATACACAAATGAGACATCAAATGGTCTAACGTATGCTGTTGAAAAACTGAAACAAAGTAGATTATCAGGACATGTCACATTTAAGAAAGGTGAGCGTTCAAAACTGGCAACAGAAGCCTCAAAGTTACTATAGGAATAAACATGTGGATACAGGAATCCGTAAAGAAATCAAAGAGAATCAAGGATCATTATCAAATGAATGGTGTGCAAGTTTTCATAAAAGACAGACTCCCAGACGAGGTCGACCCCGATTTTGTGTTTAACTACATCGGATCAAGGATACCCTTGTTCTTAACTAGTAATATTGACATGATTTATGTAGGGCAGTTTCCCGAGATGAAAAAGAGAGATATAAATGCATTTTACGAAAACGATGCGATCTATGTCACAAACAAACAAGATGGTGAAATGGACATGATTGAAGATATTGTCCATGAAATATCTCATGCTGTGGAGAAATATAATAGAGATAGCATCTACGGTAGTGGTGCCTTACAGAGAGAATTTATGGCCAAGCGGAAGCGATTGTCCCTATTATTGTCTAAAAACTATACCCTCCCTTCAGACTTTAACGTTAACTTCGAGTATGATAGGGCCATTGACGACTTTCTTTACCGAGACGTTGGGTATGACGCACTTAATCAGATTTGTGTCAATATCTTTCCTTCTGCTTACGCTGCTACGTCAATAAGTGAGTATTGGGCAAAAGGCTTTGAGGAACTGTTCATTGGCGAAACAAATAATTTAAAGCGAATGTGTCCCGTTTTATATAAAACCCTTGTTATGTTAATAAAAGAACTTAAAGAAAATACTTGACAAGTTATCTCCACCGTGTTACCTTATTAAGACACGGAGGACTTTATGTCAAAACAACACATTTCTTATTCAGAATTAAAAATCTTTACGGAGTGCCCACACAAATGGAAACTTCAATACCTAGATGGTCTTAAAGGCTTTACAGGCAACATCTACACTGCATTCGGATCAGCCATCCACGCAGTATGCGAACAATCAGCACTAGGCAATCTAGAACCAGAAAATTACGCAGAATACTTTGACATTGCGTTCTTAGAAGAATTAAAGAATCTAGATGAGAAACCAAAGAACAAAATGATAGTGGAGATGCGTGAACAAAGCCGTGAGATCTTCCACAAGGTCTTTCCTGCTCTTCAAGAGATGTTTCCGGGCTATGAGGTATACTCTTCGGAAGAAGACATCTATGAGCCAATACAAGAGCTACAATTCACACGTTACCTCAAAGGCTTCATTGACCTCGTTATCAAGACGCCTGATGGGAAGTATCACATTATTGACTGGAAGTCTTGCTCTTGGGGCTGGGACATGAAGCGTAAAAGTGAACCAATGACCACTTACCAGTTGACGCTTTATAAAAAGTTCTTTTGTGAAAAACATGACGTTGAACCAAAGATGGTTGAGACATATTTCGGACTCCTAAAGCGAACAGCTAAGAAAGACAATGTTGAGATCTTCCGAGTAACATCTGGACCTAAAAAGACAACAAACGCAACAAAAGTGTTAACAGATGCATGTAATTTAATAAACAAAGGAATGACGATAAAGAACCGTAATTCTTGCAGTAAATGCCCTTTTAACAACACCGAACATTGCACAAGATGAAAAAAAATAAAAAAAGTTAATAAAATACTTGACAACCCCATTTGTTCATGCTATAATGTGTGTATTAATGAGGTTGTCTTTTTTTTGCCTCTAAAAATCCATAGGATACGATATGTCAAAAAAAATTAAAATTTTAACTTTAAGTGATCATCCCTTATCTCCATCTGGAGTTGGGACTCAAACTAGATATGTAATTGAGGCTTTGCTGCAAACCGGTAAGTTTCAAGTGTTGAGCTTAGGAGGGGCAATCAAGCACGTTGACTACACCCCTAAGATGGTCGAGCCGTGGAACGAAGATTGGAAAATCATCCCAGTCGATGGATATGGCACACAAGAAATGATAAGGTCAGTGTTGAGAAATGAAAAGCCTGATATTGTATGGATGATGACGGATCCAAGATTCTATGAGTGGCTATGGTCTATTGAGAATGAAATTAGACCTCTAGTTCCGATTGTTTATTATCACGTATGGGATAACTTCCCAGCACCACACTTCAATAAAAAATTCTATGAATCAAATGATCTTGTTGTTGCAATCTCAAAACTTACAAGAGACGTTGTAAAAGAAGTAGCACCCAATGTTGCACTCAAATATATCCCCCATGCCGTCCGAGAAGACGTATTCAGCCCTATCTCATCAGAGGACAGGGATGCACTGAGAGAAACTATCTTAGGAGATGATAAAGACAGATTTGTAGCATTTTGGAATAATAGAAACGCAAGAAGAAAACAGTCTGGAACCCTTATTTGGTGGTGGAAGGAGTGGCTCGACAAAAGAAATCTTCATCAAAAAGCCCAACTTATAATGCATACCGAGCCAAAAGATCCTCATGGGCAAGACTTGAATCACATCGTAGAACAACTTGGTCTTGATTCCGACCGTCAATTGTTGTTCTCAACGCAAAAGGTGCCATTGGAACAGATGGGTAACTTCTACAGGATGGCGGATGTCACAATTAATATATCTGATGCTGAGGGCTTTGGCCTTGCAACTTTAGAATCGCTGTCTTGTGGGACACCTATTATAGCAAATATGACTGGGGGACTACAGGAGCAAGTAATTGGTTCAGAGGGGGAAAATGGCATCGCGATATTTCCTTCTTCTAAATCTATCATTGGGTCTCAACAAGTTCCGTATATCTACGAAGACAGGATTAGTAAAGAGTCTTTCCATTCGGCTCTAGATAAGATGTATTTTACAGACACCAAAGGTCGACTCGAACTAGGCCTTCAAGGCTTTAGGCATGTTCGTGAAAACTATTCTTTTGAAAATTTTTGCAAACAATGGGTCGACACCATGCTAGAGGTTCATAAGACTCATGGTTCCTGGTCGACTCGAAAAGGATACAATGGTATAACATTCAGAGAAGTGGCATGAAAAACAAAAATACAAAAAACTATGGAAAAACCCCTTTAGACAGTAGATCTAATTTCGATTCGCTCTACAATGAAGAGATAACCTACAACGTCCACCCTGATGTAATAATAAATGCCAATTCGTTTAGAGTAGGAGACTTGGTTGAAACAGCAGAGGGCTCAATTGGGCTAGTTGTAGGAGAAGCGGAATACGATAGACAAGGGTTTCAAAAATATCAAATCAATATACGTGGAAAGAAATTTTTATACACATCAATTGAATTAAAAAAAATGGAAAACAAATGAAAAAGAAAATTTTTGTAAGGGGTCCGGTCCTTTCACAATCCGGATATGGAGAACAGTCTAGATTTGCCCTTAGGGCTTTGAGGTCTCGCGAAGACCTGTTTGAAGTATATATCCAACCCATAAGCTGGGGTCAAACTGGCTGGGTGTGGGAAGAGGATGAGTTTAGAGAATGGATTGATCAGAGAATTCTGGAAACACAAGTAAGACTACAACAAAAAGAATTAGAACCAGATGCATCACTTCAAATTACTATCCCAAACGAGTTTCAAAAACTGTGCCCCATCAACATTGGATATACAGCTGGTATTGAAACGGACCGAGTTTCCCCTGTGTGGCTACAAAAGGGAAATGAAATGGATAAAATTCTAGTAGTTTCTAATCATGCAAAGGACACATACGTCAACTCTAGAGTTGAAGCTACAAATAATAAAACTGGTGAAAACTTCTTATATCAACTGAACACCCCTGTTGACGTTGTGTGGGAAAATACTCCAATATCAAAAACACTAGAAGAGATACCGGGATTTAACCCCAGACATGATTTTAATTTTCTCTGCGTGTCACAAATGGGACCAAGAAAGAATTTAGAAAATACATTAGTCTGGTTTGTGGAAGAGTTCATCGACCAAGATGTCGGACTGATTCTCAAGACTAATACTAGATCAAACTGTGTAATTGACTTAGGTCACACGGAGAATATCCTCAAGAGAATTTTAAGTGCATACCCAGAACGTAAATGCTCCATATCTCTTTTGCATGGTGATCTTTCTGTTGCACAAATGAAGTCACTATACGAACATGACAAGGTCAAAGCCATGATCAACATATCTCATGGCGAAGGGTTTGGTCTCCCACTTTTTGAAGCAGCAAGAAGTTGTCTTCCGATTATTTCCATTTCATGGTCTGGCCAAAAGGACTTCTTATCTGCTGGCGGTAATGACATGTTCCTAGTGGCCAAGCACACCCTGAAACCCGTGCAAAAACAAGCAGTCTGGGATGGGGTGATTGAAAAAGATTCACAATGGGCCTATGCTAGCCAAGGATCTTTTAAGATGGCATTGCGATTAATGTTTAAGAATTACGATGATTTCACCACTCAAGCAAAAGAGTTGAGAGACCATGTTGATGCAAACTTTCGTGATGAAGTTTTATTTGACAATTTCTGCCACTCTATTAGTTCCATGTTCGACGAAGAAGAAGTTGAAAAGAAGATAGTAATCTTATGAAAGTAGTTTTCTCAAGCCAGTTTAGAGATAGCAGCGGATATGCTTCAGCAGCTAGGTCTTACCTACATGCAATTGATTCTGTTATTGATGATTACGATATTGACTTCTCCATACTATCAATCAGTGTAGAGAGTGTTAGTAAGATCTCTAAAGACGAGGAAGATTTAATTCAAAAATACGAAATCAATCTAGACAAGGTTGACTCTATGTTGTCTGGGGATGTTTTGCTAATATGGCACCAACCAGCAGGTATGATACTTTTTGGAGACCAAAACCTAAGCAGTGACCCCCACTGGCAGGCATTTAAAAACTTGTTGGAGAATGCAACAAAGAATATAAACATGACCGTTTGGGAATCCAATAAGATACCTGACTTATGGTCTAGCATCCATAAGAGATTTAAGACCAAATCGACAATTGTTCCTTGTTCGTGGAATCAGAAAGTCTTTTCTAGCGAAGGGTTAAGGTCACACTTATTACCACACGTAGTATCAGATAAGACTGTAAGCCCAGAAGAATTTAGAAACTTTCCCGTTAACTTAGATGAATATTTTACAGTGTTCTCCATGTCTCAGTGGATTCACAGGAAGGGTTTTGATGCTCTGGTAAAAGCATTCGCAATGGAATTCAACAATACACCAAATGCAATCATGATTATCAAAACTTATGTGAGTGCCATGAATCTTAATCAGTTCGGCTTCAATAAACAGTCTGAGATGGTTAGGGACAACATCATGTCTAACAAAAACATGGTCCTTAAACATGGTAAGGTGTCTAATGCTAAAATAATTCCTATATGTGACATACTTCCATATAATAAGATTTCTTGGCTTTATTCAAAATCTGACGTCTTTGCATTGGCAACTAGGGGAGAGGGTTTCGGCCTAACCATATCTGAAGCGATAATGCATGAAAAACCAGTCATAGTTCCCGATAAGGGTGGGCACATGGATTATGTTGATCCAAACTCTAATTTCATATTTAAATCTTACGAGTCTCCTTATTTAGGAGATCCTGGCTATGATTATGATATGACGTGGAGAGAACCAGACCTAATAGATCTGAGAAAAAAATTAAGAGACTCTTATAATTGCTGGAAAGAAAATTCCCTAGAAAAGAGAGGAAAGACATCGAAGGAGTTCTTACATGGGTATGACTCTGACTCGATAGGTCATAAATTCATGGACATAATCAATGGTGAATTGAAAATGCCGGACTCTTTGAAAGAAAGAATCATCAGCACATCTTCAAACTCTAGAAAGATTAATGATCTAAAGAACTCTTTCAAAGATAAGGAGTGTTATATTTTGACATGTGGACCAAGCCTAAATCAATACTCTCCAGATTTTTTAAGAGAAAAACTTAAGGATAAGCTAGTCATAGCAGTAAAGCAAGCATATAATTATGTTCCAGAAATTGTAGACTTTCACTTGTTTAATTCAAATAATTGTGAAATATATGACTATAGTAAAAACAGACCAGTAGTTATCACTTGCGCCGCAGAACAAGAACTATCCATGGTTCATAGTGTCTGGTCAAACAAGCAAGAATACGATATCTTCACTTTTATAGAAGACGATAAAGACTTTTCAAAATCGATATGCAAGTCTCACAACTTTGAAGAGTTCGTGTTTGATAATAAAATGGAAAGACCTTGGGGTCCGGGAATGATGTCTGAATTGGTAATTTATCTAGCTCTACATCTAGGAGTTAGTGAGATCAATACAATTGGTTGGGACCTTGAAGAGCCCGGCTCAACTAAATCAAACCATTATTATAAAAATCGAAATGTTACAAGACCCGCAGACCCAATGAAACAAGAAGAGATAATATTAAACATTAAAATGACAGAACACTTGAATAAGTGGTTGGAAGGTAAAGGCGTTAAGCTATACATTGCCAATGACAAGTCTTATGTCGACAAATCAATATCTAGGAGATTATTAAAATGAAAAAAACTTATGTTATAGCTGAGATCGGAATTAACCATAATGGCTCATTAGAAATAGCGAAGAAACTAATCGATGTAGCAGCAGTCTCTGGTTGCGATGCGGTAAAGTTTCAAAAAAGAAACCCGGACGTTTGTGTCCCAGAGCATCAGAAAAATAAGCCTCGCGAGACCCCATGGGGAACCATGACATACCTGGAATACAAATACAGAATGGAGTTTGAAAAAGAAGAGTATGATGAGATCGACAGATATTGTAAAGAAAAGGGTATTGAATGGTCTGCATCTCCGTGGGACTTGGATTCTCTTGAGTTTATTATGAACTATGACATTCCATGGATTAAAATCCCATCCGCAATGATTACCAACGAAGCGCTTATGAAGGCTTCTGCAGCCACAGGTAAGAAGGTTATTTTCTCAACCGGTATGTCGACATATGAAGAGATTGATACGGCTTGTGAGTGGCTATCTGACTGCCCTATTTTGATGCTACACTGCAACTCTTCATACCCAGCACCTCTTAAAGATCTAAACCTGAAGTGTATTCAGACTTTGAAGAGTAGATATGGATGCGAAGTAGGTTACAGTGGTCATGAGTTTAGACTTGGAACTTCGGTAGCGGCTGTTTATCTTGGCGCGGAATGCATCGAGAGACATATAACTCTGGATAGAACAATGTGGGGATCTGACCATCTATCTTCTGTAGAGCCTCAAGGTTTAATTAAAATGGTCCGTGGCATTAGAGAGTTAGAAGAAGCATATGGTGATGGTATCAAAACAGTAACCGATGGCGAGCTAGCTCCTAGAAAAAAACTAAGAGGGTATTAGTGTATAGAGCGAGGCTAAATCAAGGCGGGTGGTTTTCATTTAACTCTAGAAAGAGTGAGTGGAAATCGCATTATGCCGATACAATGTTCGATGTTTTTTTCGATAGACTTAGGATTGAGAAAAGTTTTGGATCTTTAAATATCAATGAAGAGCTCTTGATAACCAATAATTTAGACTTCTCAGCTGTCAAGGGTAAGGAGGTTTTGGTGATTGGCGGAGGACCATCTTCTAAAGACTTAACAGTGGAAGAATGCGAGAGATATGATTATATATTTTCTTGCAATCATTTCTTTAAGTCTAGAGATCTAAGTAATAAGAAAATTAATTTGGCATTAATTGGAGATGAAGTAAATTTGAATGGAGCAGAGTTAAATAATTACCTTAAAAGTCACAATACGATTTTGGGATTTGAGCATTCTTCAAAAAGATCTACTGATGACCTTGTTAGGTTCAAAAAGAGATATGACAATTGCTTTGTTTTTTTAACTAGATACTTTTCTAGACTTGGATATGTTGCTAGAGCATGTGTATTGGCAAAAGAAATGGGTGCTTCAAAAATTCACTTTATCGGCATGGATGGGTTCAAATCTCAATATCACCACTTTGAAGCAAAGAAGAATCCTCCACCGTTTAATGATGAGGAAAAGTTTAGAGATCAAATGAAAATATTTTATAAACACATGCTAGAAACATACAGCTTAGAGAATTTTAAAAACTTGTCTGACGGCCATCCATCAAGCATATATACGGGAATAATGAAGGAGTTACTAAATGAAGAAGATTGAAGACATTGCTATTGTAATCCAAGCTAGACTTGGCTCTCAAAGAATACCGCAAAAAATGATAAAACCATTCAGTGGCACCACATTGACCGATATCTTTATGGAGAAGGTCAAACAATGTAAATCGTTCCCAGCTTCCAACTTCTACCTGTCGTCTTATGAGACAGAGCTCACCTCAATTGCAGACAAGCATGGACTTCAAGTATTTCGCAGATCTAAAGAGTCAGCCAACTCGGAGGGAACTCCAATGTCTTTGATGTATGAGTGGCACAATAAGCTACCTCACAAATATGTTGTGTTGATCAACGCCTGTGTTCCGTTTCTCAAACCTGAAACAATTGACAACTTTATACTTGAATACATGAAATCTGACAAAGATGGAATGTTCGCTGTCATGGAGAAGAAAAACTACTTCTGGAATAATAGTGGAGAAATTCTTACCCCTCTAACTGAGGATGTTATGAACACGAAAACGGTTAACCCGACCTACGAAGCGGCTCATTGTCTATATGCAAGCCGTCTCGATACGATTAAAGATGGTATTTGGATGGGTGATTTTATGAAGAACGAAATAGAACTATACCCAGTCGAAGAATCGGAAGTATTTGATATCGATTATCAATGGCAATTTGACTTGTGTGAAAAACTGTGGGAAAGTAAGTGAAATATTATTCTGAACATTACACAGCATGCTTAAAATCATACGATGGAAAAAGCAATCACAACCTATACGATGTATCTCTAAAGGAGAACTTTGTAAACATAGACGAGTCTATAGTCAAGAGAGTTCATAAGAGCATGACAAATCACTTTGATCAAAATCATGACATATGTCACTCAAAGTGGGCAACATATTTGAATGACTTCCAAAATATTGACGGACTGGAAGAGCTTTGTTCAACTGTTGCCGACTCGTTGGAGAGAGACTATTTCAATAGCTATGTAAAGATTGAAAACCTTCACATACTACAGAACAAGAAAAACGTCCCTATGGAATCTTCTTGGGTGTGGCACTATGATGACTGCCCTAGGGAGTTCATGAAGTTTGCAATTTACATAAACGACGTAAACGAATCTAGAGGCCCCATGCAGATTGTTTTAGACAATACTGGAATACCTCCAGTTATAGAGTCATATAGAAACCACCCAGACGCAATCAAGGGTTTTCCTACACCAGTGTTTCCCAAAAGCAGAGTGCCACCATCTCATGTAAATTCAATTGTATCTTCTGGTGGTAGAGTTAAATCGCTAGTAGGACCGGCAGGAACACACTTTCTGTTCACTCCAAACATGATACATAGGGGAACTACCCCTGCTAACCATGAAGAGCCTAGAATGGCTATTTTCATGTTCGTGAGACCATCTTTAAAAAAGATTGAAAACTACACAACATCGGCTAAAGCAAAAAAGCTCAATGTAAATGTGAAAAAATATTTGTTGGATTAGGAATATTAACATGAAAGATTATAAACCATTCAGATGGAACAATTGTATAATAATAGAAGATAAACTTCTACAAACACACAATGAGGCAAAAAAGATTAATTATGCGCTTAAAAACTACTTGAAGACAATTGGTGGAGCTAATCATTTTCATGTATGGTATGATGAGGTTGAAGGCGCTGTGTTCGGTAATGACTTAACTTGGATGAATTGTGATTCCAAGAGTTCAAGCTTTATATCTTTACCACATGAATTTGTTTATTCAGATAAAAAACCAAAGAATTCAGGAACAGGAAAAGCGTGGGATATTAGATATGTCCTAAGCTATTACGGGAGCTTTTTTGGAAGAGATATTATATGTAACAATGAAATAATATATTCCAACAACAAAGAGTTACTTAAGTTTAGAGATTCAAAAATTCTAGTTGTAGCTGGAGGACCAACCGCAAAAGAAGTGAACTGGAACCCTGATGATTATGACTATATATTTTCTTGCAATCATTTTTATCTAAGTGAAAAGATGAGGTCCACCAAGGTTGATTTTGCAACCATCGGCGGCGAGATTGACATGACTGATAAGAACAAAGCTTTCCACAATTACATGCGTAAATCTAACACAATATTGTGTTTCGAAGATCGACTTTCAGAAGCAGCCAGAAAAAACTTTGGTGCGATGAAATTAAGATATGGAGATAGATGTGTATACGCACACACGAGATATCGAGGCAAGCCCGGCGCTGGTTTAAGATTGATCTTGTATGCATGTTTCATGGGCGCCACCGAGGTCCACTTCGTTGGTGTCGATGGTATGGCTAAAAATACAGTTAAAGGCGACCTTCACAACCATGCTTTTCAACCAGAAAAAACATACAACCACAAGTCATTGAACTATGGAATCTACAGAAGACACTACGTTATGTTTTGGGACTATGTTTTAAACGCCCTCCAACTTCATAAGAAAATCAAGTTTCAGAACTTGGGTGAGGGACACGAAAAGAATCAAAGCACAGAAGTGTCTAGACAAAATTTTCCTTTGGAGTTTGATAATGGATTTCGTTAACAGAAGAGACATACTGCTGAATCAAGTGAACAACGGAAAGTTCAGCAGACTAGACATAATTGTCAGAAGCTGTTTTTTGAATTCTATCAATACAGATGACTATAAATTTTATAGAAGTCTGTATAGAAAAATGCAACTCATGAGAACTGGTCACAACAACCACGTCAAGGGCATCCCATGGGCAGAGGAATTTTTGCTCCTCAATATGTCGTTTCACAAGAATGGCTACTTGAAAAAATATCCCCTCATAGTAAATGAGAAAGGTCACTTGATAAATTCATCCCACAGGGCTGCACTATGTATCCATCATAAGATTGATAAGATTCCAACATTGGTGTGTGAAGATTGGCAGAACCATCTCGAGAAATCAGGGTCAAAAACAAAAACTTACTTTAGCTACGGCCTAGACTGGTTCGAACAAAACAACTTCACAAAGAAAGAGGTAGATGTCATTAGAAATAAAAAGAATCAGATATTTGACGACCTAAACTTGTTCTTTTATGCCATCATATGGCCTCCCGCTAACCAGTTCTTTGGTGAAATATTGACAGATATAAACTTGTCTCATGACGTCATGGCATTCAAGAAAATAGATCTAGGAAACAATCTTCGCTCAATTGTAAAGGAAATATATGAAATAGATGACATAGAAGAGTGGAAAGTCAACAAGAAGATAGAGAGCATGTTAGGATTATCAGAAAGCACAGATGTGATGATTATCAAAGTCAACCTGTTCGGAACAGAATTCAGAAGCAAAACTAGATTTCCAAACTCATCAATTGCAATTGATGCTGAGAAAATCAAGAGACAAGTAAGAGAAAAGTATAAGAGTCGAATAAACAATTATTTTTACGACAATATAATTCACATGTCCGACAACTATGAGCACGTTGATCACATAACAGAGGTGTTTGAAAAGTATGGAATCTAAATTGATACACTTAAATGAGCTCAAGTCTGTTCTCGATACCTTTGGCCTAGACCCTGCAGAAGTGTGTGTGGTTGGATCAGCTGTAATGGCATTGCATGGAATTAGAGTGAATAATGACATTGATATCATCGTATGTAAAGACAAGAGAGAAAAGATCATAAACACAACAAGCACCATTAGTTTGACTGAAAACATTGAGTGTGTAAGAGAAGGGTGGCTGAAGCCATTATCAGACGATGAAATAATCTTTAACCCAGAGTTCCATTCTATCCATAGTGGGATCAAGTTTTGCAAGATTGAAATGGTTGTGGAGAGAAAAAAGAGATCGACTAAACAAAAAGACAAAGAAGACTTGGAATTACTAAATGATTAACGCTGAAATACATAAAATATTATTTGGACCTGACGAAAACATTGAGTCTTTCATCATTAGTCAGATAAACTCAGCCAAGAAGGGTATAATAGTGCTGGCTTTTTGGTTTACTTGGAAACCGATAGCAGACAGTCTCATCGAGGCTCACCAGAGAGGTGTAAAGGTGAGATTAGTTCTGGACAAAAGAAGCTGCGAAGTTAAACTCAAAGATGTAGACCCAGTTCGAGAACTGGTTGTGCCAAGATATTTGGAAAGCTGTGGCATTAACAAAGAAGACATACTGATCTACGACGGAGAACTTATGCACCACAAAACAATCCTGATAGACGATGACATTGTTTTGACTGGCACCTGCAACTTTTTTAATGCCTCAATTAATCGACACGAAGAGGTTTATATGCTCATGAGAAGCAAAAAACTCAAAGATGTTTTTAAGAGAAGATTTGACACACTAACAACTAGATCAAAGAGGTGGAACCAATGAAAGTCGCCGTATGTTACTCAGGCCAAATCGGTGCTCTACACAAAGCACATCAATTTCAAAGATCATCATTTCTCAAGAACGATATGGATGTGTATGCCTATACTTCCGATTTGATATCTCAAAAAACAAACAAGACGCCAAACCACAATCCATCCTCAGAGATCCACACATATCTACCTGCTGGCAAGGGTTGGAGAAAAAATCAAGGTGAATACGGTATTATCTACAGAATACCATACAGGACTATAACAAAGTCAATGTCCTTGCTTAATCCCAATTTAGTAAAAGCTGTCGTTGACAAGGAAGATTTGGAAGAAAGCTTAGAAGACTGGAACATGACTAAGTGGGAATGGATGAGGAAGAGACAATTGTCTAAACTCTACAAGTGTAATGAGCTCATGAAGAGCCATGATGAGGATTATGATATTATAGTAAGAACTAGATTCGAGTTTGGACCACATGTCAATATTGACATTAGGGCCATCTTTTCAAATCACGCTGATCCGCATAATACTATCTTCATGTTTGGCGGGTGGAATTGTGTTGCTCCTATGATATTCATGGATGAGTTTGTATGTGACGGGTTTGCCTTTGGATCTCCTAGAGTAATGGATATTTTTTGTTCTCTTGCGAACAAGGTTAATCCTTACCCATATAATCCAAAATATAAAGATTGTTGGGATAAATTTGGAGATAACGTAGAGTATCAATTCAAAAAGCACCTTGACGAAAATAATATTAATATTGAATACATTGGCAATAAAAGGTCCATGTATCACTTGTGGAGGTAATATGAGAAAAATATTTATTGATGGTGGAGCCAATAGGGGTCAATCAACATACGCTTTTTTAGAGCAGTGGCCTGAAGCAGAAGAATATGAAATCTTCATGTTTGAGCCCAATACTGGTAAGCCAGTAGTTAGAGGAGACAAGACAACTCTAATAAGAAAAGCTTTGTGGATCCACGACGGCTCCATAACATTTTATGAAAAAAATAGTTGGAGCGAAGGCAACACTTTGATTAAAGAAAAAACATCACGAGAGAAAAGAGACTATATTGAAAAGTCAATTGAGTGCATCTCCTTATCGAATTGGATCAAAGACAATTTCTCGGAAGACGATTACATAATTTTAAAAATTGACATAGAAGGTGCGGAATACGAAGTCATAGAAGATATGCACAAAGAAGGCGCATTTAAATACGTTGATATGTTTTTCTGTGAGATCCACGGTCTTAAGTGTGGAAAGTCTTTTGAAGAATCAATTGAGTTGCTTGAAATTTGCAAACAAAACAATATTACTCCATACGTATGGAATGGCAACACATTTAAGTATAACGAATACAAAGATAGAAAATATACAAAACAATTTTTAGAAAAAGAATTTGATAAATGGAAAAAAAGAGGTTTAAAATGAAAACAGTTTACGTTGATATAGACGAAACGATATGTAGGTCACCAGAGAGTCGAGATTATTCTCTTGCAATACCGATAGTTGACCACATACACAAAATCAATGAACTCTATGACGCTGGTGTTGAAATAGTTTATTGGACAGCCAGAGGAACTGGTTCCGGCATAGACTGGAGAGAAGTAACGGAAAAGCAGTTTACAAAGTGGGGGGTTAAATATCATGACCTCAAATTTGGTAAACCAATATATGATCTGTTTATAGATGACAAAAACATTAATACTGAAAGATTTTTTAACTAGGAGAAAAAAGTGAGCAGATTTGACGAACTAAAAAACATAAGAAATGACCTAAAGAAACAATATACGGTAAATGCTTTCCCATCACCTATTCAAGAGAAGATTGCGGAAGAACTACCAGATCTTTTTGAAAAGAAGGCGTTCTTTAAAATGAGTCCTAGACCAAATGATCACGAAAGAAGCCGCGAATACTCATACTACAAGCATTGCATTCAGCATGTAGAAGTAGATGGGCTATGGGCTGAGTTTGGAGTTTATAAGGGAGCTAGCTCGAAGTATTTGAATAACTTGAAGAACAAAGCTTTTCCGGATTCACAATACGGCTTTCATGGTTTTGACTCGTTCGACGGTCTACCGGAGGCATGGTCGGGAACCGGTAGTTCCAAAGGTAAATTTAAAACTGGAACCATTCCTGATGTTCCGGGAGTAACATTCCACAAAGGATGGTTCAAGGATACAATACCCGAGTTCTTAGAGAATCATGAAGAAAACTTTGCGTTTATTCACATTGATTGCGATATATACTCTTCAACAGTTGATATATTGACCAATATAAAAAATAGAATTGTCTCTGGAACAGTGATACTTTTTGACGAATTAATAGGGTATAACGCATGGGAAGAACACGAATACAAAGCCTTTATGGAGTTTGTAGAAGAAAATGACGTAGAATATGAGTGGATAGGATACGTCGCAAACGCAGGTCAAGCGGCCTGTAAGATAAAAAAAATTGGAGTAAATTATGAATCATAAACTATCAAGCCAAGCCATCGGCGCAATCATGATGGCACTACAAAAGTCTCTGCTCGAGCAATCAGATATAACGCCCGTTTTAGAGGGTTTTGAAATTCAAGTTGATGATAGTGGGGAATTAGTTATTATGAACCCGCCAACGTTTGAGATA